CTCGGTTATATAAAATAACGTGGTAGAGATCCTAGTATCAGTTGCTAGCCAATACTAGTACAGCATACTACAAGGTTTAAGAGTCCCTCTTTATGAGGTTCTCAAATCTCTTGATCAATTCAGGATCAGAAAATCGATCCTTAAACTGACCAGTTTCAAAGTTATAGTTTAACCCCAGGACCCATACTATACTAGCTGGCAAAAGCCAGATGGGCCCGGAAAGGACGGCCAATAACCCCATAGAAATATGAAGCATTGACTTTGATATAACTCTGATAAGACCTTCACTCTTCTTATTAATCTGACGGATATTGGACATTGACAACGTGTCAAAATCCTCATTATCCAAGTCAGTTGGTGAATAGGTCTGTGGTAACGCTTTGAGCACTGCCAAAGTGTGTGATTGTAGAGGAGATAAAGTCTCAGATACAGTCTCAAATTTGGTTAAGACTTTTTCAAGCTTTACAGAAGCTATACTCGCATTAGCGGTATTCATACTGTAGGTAAAACCATCAATATCTGAAGGTAGGGCATAATACCCTAGAAGATATTTGAGAGGTGACAAACCAAAATCCGAAGATAATGGTCCAGCTGTTGAATGAGCTGTCATTAGTAACTGGAACATGGTTGCCCGATCCTGCTTTATGGAACTTAATTTCTTCTTTTTATTTAAGTTCTTTTTATAAAGCTCTGCCTGTTTTCTTATCAGAGGAATCTGATATAGGCAGTTACGGGGGATATCTATTGTGGAGATAAACTCACAATATCTACCCTTCCGATTTGGATTAGGTATCCTATTCCTTACTGTTACCCGACAGGTGCCCTCTATAAAAGTGAAAAACTTATAGGGTGTACACTCATCAGCAGAAAGGTGGCTATAAAATTCTGATAATTCCTTCAGAAGATTATAGATAGCAAAGCAAAACTGACCACGTTTGTAAAGTTGGTCAATTGTTGCACCACCGATGTTAACAACTGGTACTTCAACACGGAATTTATTGTTGTAGTAGTTAACGTCATTAACTTCGTTTTGGTGGAATTTACGTAGTTGTCGTTGATCATTCTTCCGCAGTTGACGATAGGATCGGAAGGTATTTATAGCCCGAAGGCCATATTGCCTAATCTTTCCATATACATCTTTTTGGATTGATATAGGATTAGCCTTTGTAAACTTAAAGGCACCTTCTTTATCGATTAATCGACCACAGAACTCGGCATAAGTTGGGTTGTGTATGAAAGACTTTGTTAGGGAAATTACTATCCCCTCGTCCTCAAACATCTGAAGGACCTTATTGTCGTATTTAGAATGATACATTATATCATCCCCGACAATCGCAAAACACCCTTTCATGCCTAGCCGGTAAAAACGGTTAATAATCCAACTAGTAAATAAGTAATAAGATGCATAGGCACCTAGAGCTGTACCGCGTTTCCACCTTATCTCTTGGGAACCACCAACCTTTGGTGTTTTCCAATACATCCGGTTTATCCGCTGATACACGAGAAGTAATTCTGGGATTGAGATCCCCTCCGGTTCCTCCTCTAGGCCTACCCTTAGCATATCCGCCAGAAACGCGAGCTGTGAAGACAGAGGTATATAGTCCGAGGCTGAAGATAAATCAAGAGAAGTAATAATATATCCTTTATTAAACTCCTCTTTGGCCCATTGGACCCCTCTCTCCTGGTCAAAACAATGACACTCAGGAATGTCCTTTAACCCGGTTTTGAGATAGTAGTGGATTGGGTATATTAACCCCTGTAAAACTACAGAGCAGTTAGCAATGGGCCGTAACTTCAGCCCTCTATCCTTATTCAAAATGCTAACCATACCCGCATAATCCTTACTACCTTTCCTAGGCTTAAATGCCGATCTATCTGGGAAATAACCACGTCCAAAAAATGATTGGACATAATTATAATGGTTATATACCAGTGATGGAAAATCAAAACATGAGGACACGTAATCAGATCTAATCAATCCTGACTTGGGCATCATTTTATTCCCAATCAGTGTCTTCTTATGGACCGGATAAGGAGCCTTCATCCCTGTAATCCAATTAGGATAATAGTGATGAATAACAGACAAATTGTCTAACTCTTTCTTATCCACCATTTCGTCCGTAAGATCATTAGACATGACCCGTACTTCATACTCGTCTTTAAGTTCTGATAATCTAGATCCTAAAGCTTTGTAATCCTCAAATGTGGCATCCGGAGCTATTATTAATCCAGTAATCTTCAATAGACCCAACATAAGATCAAAATGGTGTCTAGAGAAATAACTGGTCCGGAATATTAGACTTAATGGACCTTTCCATGGTTTAATCTTGCGGCCACCTGGTGTCCTTGTAGGTAGCTTGTTTGTATATGGTACATCAGCGTGGGAGTGCTCCAGCACTAATGCAACATAGAGGTTCTTTAGCTTATCTACCAGAGCATGGGGGGATTCTCTCTCTGCATACGAACGCAGATAAAATGTGAGAAGTCCTGCGGCACGACGTGCCATACCTGTGGCTCTAATAGTCTCGTTGATCTCATACCAGGTTGAGTTTGTAATTATAACCCTATCTCCCTTGATTTTACATTGGGACATAGTTTAACTCCGCCTTAGGAAGAAGGATCTTTGGATACATCCTGGAACTTAATGATATATGGTATGGTTTTGCAAGTAGTTATAATGCAATGGTTAGCCTTTGGCCTCCGGGTCCCGATTTAATCGCGTGG